CTTGACTTAAAAATATTTATCGCTTATATTACTCATACGGGGCCATTACCCAGCCCTCCTAAATGTAGTAGCTGACAGATAGGGATAAACGTGTTTAATCGGTGGATTCTCCTTAACGGTTGCTCTCGGATGAGATCAAGTAACAGTATCGGGGATCAGACCACTGGGGATGTAGCGTAGTGCATTACATCTAAACTAGATAAACGAGAAGCTACAATCCATCTGGATTAGTAAGATAATTTAAACAATACTGTTTATTATCGGGTTAGGTCTATTATTCGCACGAACTCTATCACATGATCCTCTATATTACCTATAAGACACTAGATATTCTTGTGTTTGGTTTGTACTTAATCTATATATTTGTAAAGGGCGTCGTTAGGTAAGGTCTGCTTTTGCTAAGACATACCATCTACCAGACACCCTTTGATATCATATCGTATCAATAATGAGATCAATTGTTCTCTTTTCTACTACAAAAGTTATACTCCAGTAAAACAAATGTGTAATATGCTACACAGTTTATTAAAGTTTCATGCACTTTTAGAAACTATCTATATGATTATCTTTAAGTAATCTCAAAAAAGTAGGAAAAATTTGTGTGGGATACCCTCCCTATAGGTGGCATGTAGGGGGGGCAACATGTGCCTTCACGAATTATAGTTATGCTAGCCAATTACTAGGCATGTTATGAATTCCCTTATGAATAGGGCATGTCATCGAAGCCCTTTGAATATTTAAGGATGCTAAACGAACAATTAGCCGCCTTGATAGATAGCTTAACTACCTAGAGCCATGCGGGTTCTGACTTCTTTAGGTGTTAAGCCCTGTGAAAGCAAGCGTTCAGCAAGGATCAGGTCAGCTTCTTTTGAGATACTCATAAACAAGCTAGTTAAGTCATCATCTTCCTGAATTGCTGATTGATTAACCTTCAATGGTTGCACGCTGTCTTCTAACTGATTGATAACTTTGTTAGTCTTTAATATCTCACTGATGTCAGCATTAGTGAATTGATGCTCTTTTAAATCATCATCCTTAATCTTTTCATCATAGATAATTCGTCTAGTATTGCCTTTTAACATAGGAAAATAGTTTGACTTTGTTTCAATAATGCCTTGCGCTTCTAACTTGTTTAAGTGTTTAAGGATGTTTTGAGGGCTGCACTTCAAATCTTTTGCAATAGTCTTTAGACTAACAAAAGAATAACCGCCTCTATTGCAATAACTCGCAAGGATTGCCAATACTCTTAGATTTTCCCCGCTTACCTTCCTATTTAAAAAGGCCTTCAAAGGAACCACACAGAAGCGCCTTTGATCCTCGTTTTTAACTGTCTTTAGCTTTATTTGCTCGGGGATTTTGTATTTAGATTCAATCATTTAAGCATTTTAACAAAATTAATTGCATTAAGCTATTGACAGCTTTAAATTAATCATCTATTGTTCGCATATAGATATCTATTATCTATAATTTTATAAACTCTGAAAGGTACATAAAATGAACAATCAAATATCAAAATGCTATCAAAAGGCCGATAAAGTAGAGGATTTATACGAAAGCGGTCATATTACTAAAACTCAATTCTTAAGAATGATGAAAGATATCAGACGCGAGATTGACTTTATACAATCAAATAATATACAGTTAGCAACAGCAACACATTATTTTAACTAAACCTTGAAAGGTAAACAAAATGAAATTCAAAGGCTTAACAGTAGACGGCAAAAAAGAAGATTATATTAATGATCTTTTAAACGTATCATCATTTAAAAAAGAAGATTTAGTTAAGATGTCTTTTCAGGATGTCTTATTAAATTGGGCTTTTTATTTTCAACCTAGCTTATTAACACGTTAAAACCCTGAAAGGTAAAAACAAAATGAAAACAAAATATTCAAGCAATAGCGAACTTTCCCACGTTTGGGCAAATGATCCCGATCCTAGCATCGGTAAAAGTGCCAATTCAATGAGCTGTCAAAATGGCAAGTTATACAGCTATTCAACATGTATAGCTCAAATCATTGATGATACTGTGATTTATAATACTCATTCCTACAGTGTGACCACATCAAAGCAACAAGGCTACATGCAATCAGCAACAAGCCATTATTCAAAAAAGATTTATTTAGACATCCCGAGACGTGGCCTTGATTCTCTAGTATTCAATCAAAGAGACTTTGAGGAGATTGTAATAAAACCAAACGCCAACAAAGCCAACGATTTATTAGTTAAGGCTTCAAGGTCTAAAAAGTACGCTACTTTATACAGCGGGCAAGCATTTAGCATTATTAAGAATTTAGAAAAATATGCTTTATTTACTGGCCTTTTTTATTCATGCCCCGATATTGATGATCTTCAAGAGCTAGCCATTAAAGCTGACAAGGAAGCAAAAGCCCTTGAGAAAATCAGACGCGCTGAAAGAATTAAAGAGCAAGAGGAAGCTCTTATTAATTGGCGCAAGGGTGAAGATGTGCGCAATCGTTTTGAGATTACAGCATTAAGAATTAAAGAAGATCAAATTGAAACCACAAAAGGCGCTCGCATTCCCCTCGATCATGCTATTAAGTTTTGGGGCTTGATTAAGTCATGGCATGAAAAAGGCGTTTCATATGTTAAGGATCATCATTCTATTCATTTAGGCAATTATTCAGTTAATAGATTTGAAAATGGCATTTTAACTGTTGGTTGTCATTCAATCCCATATTCTGAAATTGAGAATATAGCGCATCAATTACGTTTAAATTAAGGGGCTTAACATGACTAATTTATTAAAGAACTGTTGTTATTTAGTATTAGGCTTTATAAGTGCTTATTGTTGGCTCTTACTATTGCTAGGATTCTAAAGTTATCTTTAAGGGCGTTTAAATAGCGCCCTTAGGGGCTAATTTTGGCCGAAACCATGAAAGGTTAATAAAATGAAAGAGTCTCAGGACATCGAGAAGGCTAAAAGCCTTTTAATAAAACACGCTAAAACAAAAGGCGTTTATGAGAATTTTGGACAGCGTGAAGTAATAAAGCTTAAAGATAAATACGGAAACACACCACAAGTAAGCGCTTTTTTTGATTGGTGTATTAATTACACAGTTTATTAAACCATGAAAGGTACATAAAATGATAGCAATTAATAGCATTAATGAATTAAAAAAACACGTTGATGACAGCCCTTATAATGAATTTTGTTTGAAGCTCAATTATGGATTGAGATCTACCAAAAGAATTCAATATTGGCCAGAATATGATTCATGGTGTATTTTTAACGATAGTGATGACAGCATGGCCGAATATAAATCAACGGATGATTTTATAAAGAATGAATCTTTGATTTATAAAGCCATAAATAGCAATGCATTTTTTAAAGATTAATTAAACCATGAAAGGTATTTAAAATGACACTATCTCAAAAAGATTTAGAGCGCTTACACTGGATTTTTGTTGATTACGTTGAAAGCTGCGATAAGTCACAAGGTAAATTCTTAGATCGTATTCTTATTGAAATTGAATCAGATTGTATGAAATACGGCTTCAAAGATAAAACTAAAAATCTTTATTGCGATGTATCAGATCGCTTTATAAATCAACTTTAAACCATGAAAGGTAAACAAAATGAAACTATTAATTGATGCATATAAATATCAAGACTTAGATGAAGATGCAAAAAAAGAAGTAATTTATTGGCTTGATAATGACCCGCAAGAATATGAAAAAGAAGATGGCACTTTTGGCTATTCTTATTATTGCGATCTAAATAAAGATGAAGAACATATCATTATTGAATTTTGTGATATGAATAATTATCTTTTTAATAAACAAGGCGCACCGATACACCAATTAGCATTTTAATCAATAAACCATGAAAGGTAATTAACATGTATACATCACAAAGGCAGCAAATAGAACTATTAACACAAGCCCTAGCGCTTGCAATCACAGCGCCAACGAATGAAAAGGCCAATGAGTGTGTTGAAATGGCTTATTCATTTATGCGAGGCCTTCCCGCTCAAACTGTAGAGCGTTGCAAGTCTGAGGCCTCGAGAATGGCGGGTTTAATATGAAATTCATAGCTTATTATCGAGTAAGCACTGATAAGCAAGGCCAAAGCGGGCTAGGTTTAGAAGCTCAAAGAACTATATGTTACGCCTACGCCCGCAGCATCAACGCTGAAATCATCTCAGAATATACCGACATCGAGAGCGGCTCTCATAATGATAGGCCTGAGCTGCTCAAGGCGTTGGCATTATTGGAAATTGAGAATGGTTCTCGTTTACTTGTGGCCAAACAATGTAGGCTCACGCGATCGGTTGCATTGATGTCATCGCTACTGGAAAAGAAGGTGCCGCTTACCATAGCGGAAACACCCGAGGCTAGCATATTTGAACTTCACATCCGAGCGGTACTCAATGAGGAAACGAGGCGCCAAATCTCGATCAATACGCGCAATGCGTTAATGGCCGCCAAAGCACGTGGGGTGCGCCTAGGCGCGCCAAAAGAGATGATGAAAATCATATCTGTCAAAGGCGGTCAGGCACAAGCCAAAGTTAAAATAGCCTACGCACTCAAAATCAAACCTATGTTTGACTTAGCCATAGAGAATTGTGGCAAACCTTCTTGTCGGAATATCGCAAAGAAGCTCAATGAACTAGGCGTTAAAACATACTCAGGTAGTACGTGGACAGCGCCAAATGTATCTTATTATTTACACCACATCAAAGACAAGGAGAACATAAGATGGTAGGAAAAGTCACGCCCGATGACATGATGTCATGCTCAAGACTTCCAGCATTGTTAGGGTTCAGCAAGTTTCGAACGCCTAATGATGAATTGAAGTATTCAATTAATGCACTTAACGGGGAAGCTAATGAGTTTACAGAGCAAGAGCCTATGTTATGGGGCAATCTTACAGAGAAGTTAATATTATCCGAGAGTTGTAAAAGGCTTGGCGTTGATATTGATGATCTAGCCCATGATAAACCATACTTTCATCCTGATATACCATTGGCTACAAGCCTTGATGGCACAGCGTCTGGCAATGGCACAACAATCTATACTGACATTGACAAAGGTATTTATGTCATGGGGCATGATTCAATCAAGCTTGATGGCTATGGTATCTTAGAAGCTAAACTCACAGCTCAGGAAGTCGAGAATGAGCCAGCGCCTTATCGTGGTGTCATACAGTTACAAGGTCAAATGGATA